GCTCGGGTAGAGGCGGCATTGGCGCGATCATTGTTCAGTTTGATCATATCGCCAAATTGATCGCCTTGCGCCGGTTGTAGTGCTTGCAGAAATGCTGCCGCGTTAAGAGCCATTAGTTTGCCCCTCCTGCTTTCGGAACGCCGAGATTGGGAAAGAGCACCCCGATAATATTATTCAAGCCTGTAGCCACCTGCCCCGCCTTCCCTGCTTCCATTCCTCCTTGAATCAAGCCGCCTGCGGTAATCAGGTTCGATGAAGCGATGCCTGAATCGGTCAGGTTGGTGCCTGCGCCGGCTGCCGCATTCGCGCCAACGGTCAGAACCTTCACAAATTCATCGAAGTTCGACTTATTCATATTGAACGCCTGCATGAAGTCCTGGGCATTCATATTGAAGCGATCTTGGAAGATCTGTTGATTCTGCTCAAACAGCGCATTGGCCTCTTTGACAAGCTGGTCCCTGTTTTCGTACAGGGTTGTCCACAATTGCAGTTCTTCGGAGTTGAGTTGCTGTCTGAACGCAAGCTCTTCGTCAAAAGTGAGATTTTGTTCCGTAATCTTCTCTTGGAATTGCTGCGACCTGAGAGCTAGATCCGCCTGATTAGACGCTTGGTTTTCGTTAAACAGAATACCGCGCTTGGCGGCCTCAAGATCGAATTGTTGCAAGTCCTCGCCCTGGAGCTGATTCCTGAACGCCAAAGCAGAGGAGAAATTGAAGTTTTCCGCGTCAAGCTGTTGCCTGAATGTCTGATCATTTGCGGTCAAGGATACTTTGTCACGTTGCGAGGTGATGTTCTGCACTCGCTCCGCGTTCGTCAAAGCCACGCTCTGCGCCCTGTCGCTCAAGGCGGTCAGTGTTCCACCGGATAGCAAATCCCCTTTTGCTGCGGCTGAATTCTCAATCGCTCTGGCGGATTCATTCTGCAAGAATTTCAGGGTTGGATCATTGGGATCAAACGGATTGAATTTGTTCACTTCCGGGGTTGGAGAGGCGCTAACGCCGCCCGGAGTCACATCAACAGTTCCCGCTGCGCCGGTTTGGTTTAGATCTGGCAGCCCTTCGGTTGTGAGGGCGCCAACATCCTGAAGCCCTGACTTGTCAAGCTCCGTAGAAGGCGTCGGACCTGTTCCGAGGATTGGGGTTGTCTGCACCGGCAAGTCCCCTGGAAGAGTGGCGTCAGGAACAGGAACATTGTCGCCCTCAAAGGTAAACGTCCCTTTTGCGGCGGCTTTGCCTTTGTCAATAAACGGCTGAACGAGATCGAGGATTTTATCCCTTGTCTCTTCTTGGAAGTCGATCCCGGCAAGAACGCCCTCAAGCTGTTTCTTTGCCGAGGCTTCAAGGCCGTTTATGTTGATGGCTGCTGTGGCTGTGGCGCCGATTGCACCGACTAATTTTTCTACTAAGTCCTTGGGCATGGAAGTACCTCCTGATGTTGGCTCGCCGCCACCCGTCTGTGGTGGATTATTGATGATGATTGGCGAAATCCCTGTATCATCCCCATTGGTGCTGTCGCCGCTCTGTTGTCCGGTATCTGTGCCGCCACTTCCCTGATCAAGAGAACCCCCTGTTTCGTCCTCTGTTGAAGGCTCTTGAGTTACAATTTTGTCAATTGTATCACTTTCAGGGTTTTTATCAGTCGAAGGTTGCTCTCCAATGACATCCACACCCGGAGTTTCTGTTGTAGTATCAGTGGCTTGCTGTTCTCCCGGCTTGGTTGCGTTGGGGTCAAATACGCCTCCGGAAGGCGCCCCGGCAGGAACTCCCACTGTTGTTCCTGAGCCCTGGCCCGATCCGCCGCCAAGAATCCCGCCGGTTGCTGGATCGACCGCATGAAATCCGCCATCAGCGCCAAGCTCCCACAACTGGCCTTTAATCAGCACCGGAAGGTTGATGAGCCCGATTTGCAGGTTGCCCCGGCTATTCAGTTTTACGCCGATTCCAGGAATATTTGCCGGATCAATGGTTTTGAGGATGAAATCAATAAGATCACCGGCTTTATTCAATGCGTTGTCAATAAAGTCAATTTCAGGCTTTGACAATCCTTTTTTGAATACTTCCTGGCTCAGGGTCTGAACATCCTCTTTCAGCATATTGGAGATTTCTGAGGAGATTCTGTCAGATACCTCTCGATCATCAATAGCGCCTGAATCCCGCGCCCTCTGGATGATGTCTTCAAGATTTCCTTCTGACTGAATATTATCCAGATCGCCAAGGATGGAGATTTTGTCGAGCTGTAATTGTTCTGTTTCAGCTTGTTGAACGGCAGCCCGTACCTGCGGGTCGTTCTCAAGGGTCGGATTTTGCTTGATTAGCTGATCGAGCCCTTGGGTTCCTTCAAGGCCGCCAATGTCGGCAATAAGCTGATCCTCGACCCCCTGAAGTCTGTTCGCCTCTTGGGTGGCGGCAGCCTGTCTATCGATCCGTGTTTGCCGGTTTCGAGCCGCAGAGACAGCAGTGGCCACCTCCGGATCGCTCGCCAGCTCCGGATTGTTTGCGAGAAGAGAATCGAGCCCTGTGCTTCCCGGTAGGGCGCCAATCTGCCCCAAGAGCTGCGTTTTCTGTTGCGCGAGCAATTGCGCTCCATTATCGTCGGGAGGATTGTCATTTGTGATCTGATCTATTACTTGATTATCAGCCGCGTTTTGATCGGGTTGAGCTGGCAGCAAATCCTGTAGATTGTTCTGTTCGATGATGCTTGGGTCAATGGTGTTTATATCAACCGATCCGTTTTCAATGTTTCGACGGATGGTCCCCGGTATATCCGATGCTACGAGTGCGCCTCGTAGAAGTTCAATAATCACTGGGGCGTCTTCGGATTGTATCCGCTCCTGTGTTTGCAGTGACGACGGGAAGCCGCCGCCACCTATACCGGAAGGAAGATGAAAATTATCTATCGGCAAAACGCTTGGGGTTTCCGCGTTTATCGGAGGCGGCCCAATAAGCGGCGGATTGATGGTTGGCGGCCCGGAAGGCCCTGGCGATGAAGGCGCGGGGGTAATAATCAGGTTGATGATCCCGGTTTCCTCAGTCGGAGTATCTGTTGCCGGAGGGGGTGGCGGCGTAGTGTCCGGGGCGCCAATCTGATTGATCAGTGAATTTTCGGTTTGGCCGAGATTTAGGTTATTGAGGTCAATGGTCCCGCCTCCTCCAGGAAGAGAGGATAAATCAATCGTCGGCAGGGTGAACGGAAAACCCATTAGTTAGTCACCAAAAACCCATCAAATTTACCAGACACATCCATATCGTTTGTCCCGCTGTCACATTGCACTTTCAGAATTCCTGGTCCTGCAAACTTCCTGTGCGGGTTGTAAGGAATCGTTAAATCAGATGACCCCACCGTCTGCAATCCATACTTATCCTTGGTCAGATAAGTGGTCAATTCGCCCCCCGGCTCAGGGTTGAACATAAAGCTGCAATCAATCAATCCAGAGGCCCCACCGGCTTTGTTGGCGCTGATTGCTATATTACTGACGTACAATGTCTGCACAGAGGGGATGCCGTAGATCAGCATCTGTGTCTGACCCTGCCCTGCGTTAATTTGCGCCGTTACAGTAGCGTCCGTGGTCGCTGTTGCTGTGATTACCCCAACATTGGGACCGGATGCGCCTTTTGTCAGCACCTTCATTCGGTGGATAATCACATAGCTGTTGCTTGTGACCGGGGGACTGCCGGTATTCATGGTAACCGTTTCGTTGACTTCAGCCGTGTTCCAATCAGTCAGCCCGTAAATCTGAACTGTTCTGGCGCCAGTACCACCAGAGGTATCGTTTGCGTCTGTGCTGGCAATGGTGTGGGTTCTGGCTGCTGTTGGCGCCACCCATATCAGGGAAACTCCACCGGATGCAACCGTATAGCCGCCGTCCCACATATCGGCAGTAACGCCACTGTCAATCTCGATGTTTTCCCCGAATTTGTTGACTGAGGCATAGCCAGTAACCTTCCCTTCAGCAACAAACAACCCGAAGTCGCCGCCTTGGACAAAGCTCGCATCCACAGGAATCGCGGCAAAAAGAAGCGATAGAAACAAAATTACATTGCGTACCATTCGTCGTCGTCCTCCGAAAAAACCAAGTGATAACCATCATATTGCATTAGAATCTGTACCGTGGCCGAACCGCAAATATTCTTTCCATTTCCGTCAATCGTTACCGCTGCATTCGCCCTGACAACATAGACCTGCTGTCCGTCTTTTGGCGAAGCTGGCAGGGTCACGGTCTTCGAGGCCGTATTCGCCATTATGAGGATGAAATAGAAATAGGTGGTTGGAACCTCATAATCAAGTGTTTCGCTTGTTAGGTGAGGCGCAGCAATCTCCCACAAATCAACCAGAGCAAGGCGTAATTCCTGCGGCGTCGGCTCGGCAGGCAACGAGTTAGGATCAAGCAGGTTCCTGTTAGTCATTCGTATCCCGGCGAACGCTGGCATCAATCGTAAGGCTCAGAATCTCAACCTTTGAATTTGATGTCGTGGTGATTCTGATAATGCATTCACGGCACTTGCCGCCAGGGAATCGCTGTACCTCAAGAACGCCAGAGCCAGCCGCAAGAGTAAAGGATTGAGACTGCCCGAAAATCTCAATGCCGCCTGATGCGTCATCCCTTGAACAGGAAACCGTCAATACTGTTGAGGAATTGCAGTCATAAGCAATCTTCGTTCTCGAAATCGAAAGTGATTGATCAGGAACTCCGAGCAGCTTGGAATTGATCAGAGTTGAATCAAGGGTTCGGGTAATTGCGCTCCCATCATCCTGATATAGTGTTGAAGCCAATCTCAGAATATTGCCTGTCTTCCGCGCCAAGGCAAGCGTGTAACCATAAATTTCTGCAAAGAATATTCCATCATAGGCGTCACCGTCAGAATTCTCGCGCTTAGACCACTGACCGGAAGACTCATGCAGAACCCACGCCGTATCAGCCGAAGGGAATAGATATTGAATGAAGTTCTCATTTTCCCAGGAGAATGTAGAAACAACGCAGTCAGAAACAACAGAATAGGAGTCAAGTTCATCGCCAAGCGCAATCCCGCTGGCAATCGGTTCAAGTTGAAGTCCTCTAATCCTGGCAGGCCGCCGGTTCTCATCCAATATATACATAGTGCCATCAATTGAATCAACCGCTCTCCGCCCTACAATGCCATGCTCGATCACCGTTTGGCGCCTTAACAGAGGGCGCGAAAGCCCTGATGTGTTAAACGGCTCAATAGTGGTTTCTCCACAAACATAAAGTAATTGATCCATTTTTTCGACCGCCAACACATCGTCATTGAATGACTCTGCTGTCTGAAAATCGAGAGGATCAATATCCGTTGGGTCAAGCAATGCTGATCCAACAACCTGACCGCTTGACTGATCGTAGTAGGTTCGCTGGTCAAGAAAGGCGCTGGTGTACGCATCACCAAGATCCGCATCGGAAATCGTGACAAGTCCCCCTGCTGTGGTGTAGTTGTATTTAGTATCTCCCGCTGTAATCGTTAGGTTTGTGCCGTCAGTTGATATACCAACAATGTTTGGCTGGTTGGCGATAGTCCCAATGCTTGTGGTTATCCCAAACTGATCTACCGACCAAAGCGTCGGGCCGATAACAGCATAGAGGACGCCGTTCATTTCCAGAAATCCCCGCCCCGCCCCTCCAAGTGAATATTCTTCAAATAGATCATCCGTGAGGTTGGTGACATAAAATCGGTTGTCTCCATCCCTGTATTGAAGCCCTCCATGACTCCCTGTGAGTGTGATTAGTGTCGCCCCAATCGACAAAGTAGAAAGATCAAAAGGCGTTGACATGGTGTATATGTAAAGATCTCCACCAAACTCCAAAGTACGCACAATAGAGCCTGATTNCGATAGATCAAGCCCCCAAACCGAACCAGCGAACAAGGATGAGCTTGAGGTTACAGTAACAGAACGATTTACTGTATAGTCTGTCCCGGCAGCAAAAACAACCTGATGAATCCTGGCGGGATTTCCTGTTGTAATCCATACTTCATCACCATTGCGCCACCATGTTCCAGTAAGGTCGTTTGTGCCAATACTGCCTTCGTTGGAAAGGTCTTTTGAATCGGTGAATGTCGCTGTGCTAATGTCAAATTCAGCCGTCAGATCGCACTCAAACAGCTTTGATTCGCCATTCATGGTGAGAATCATTTTCAGGCCGTTAGGGCTAAAGTCGATGCTATTGGCAATATCATTCGACTGTCCTGTGACAGTGCTTAGATCGAAAGACTTGCTGGCATAGGTTGCTGTACTCAAATCGAATGCCGTGGTCAGTGTATATTGATACAGCATGTTATTGGTTTGACCAGAAACAACGGCATTGAGGCCGTCCTCGCTAATCCAACTAGCAAGAGGATTTGTGTCTTCGGAAGTAGGATCAAGGGACGAGCTTAGCACTTCAGAGGTAGAGATTGACCCAAATTCCCTTGCGCCTGGAAACTGCCTCATCCCCTCTCGATTTGGATTCGGATACATATTGATGCGCCTTTGCTCATCCGCATCAAGGCGCGTAGATCCGTAATTCGAGAACGGAATCTGAAAAGGATCGGCCATTACATATACTCCGCCGGTACAGTCTGATGCGTCCAAGTCTTCGACATCGTTTCAAGGATGTTGGCCATCCCCTTCTTGCCGTCTGAGCCGACCCGTAAGGCGATTCTTTGGAAGTTGGTGTCTGGTATGTCCCATCGGTGAGAACGCCTCAGAGCCATCAGACAGGCGAAATCCTCCACGAATTCATCAGGACAGTTGGCTGAAGCGAACTCAATCACTTGTTTTCTGTCCAGTTCGGCATAGAGCTGGTCATAAGCAAGGCCAATATCGGTCGTCATATCCGATGTTTCTGTGCCACCTGTACCGATCAGCCCCATCAGCTCCACACAGTAGGTAACAACTTGTGCTTTTGTCCTAGACATAAAGACTCCGTATTTCTGGAATATTGTAAAGGGTTTGAACGTCTTCCTGTGGAATTGTACCGCCTTTTGATGTTTTTGTTTGGTTGAAAGGAGCCCAATCCGTCGAAAGCTCAAGGCCGATTTCTTTGGATAGCCGCTCAAGGCGCGAATCTCTTTCGCCTTCAAGGTCAACTGGAATGATATGAGCAAAAGGCGCGTACTCCGCCCAACGCTCCCACATGAAAAAGAAATGTTCGAACTTTTCTCCGCGCTTCGCCCAGGTTGCGGCGACCGTCATAGGATCACGAATCGGCATCACCATGACGCTGAAAACGCTGAACCATCGTTCAAAGTGAGGAATATGCTGCGGGTACAGGTGATCGAAAACAAGGGAGAATGGCTTCTGCTCACCCCTGAGAGTGACTCTCTCATAAGGCGGAGACAGAAGATTTTGCAGGAATAGTGATCCCGTACCTCGAATAGTCGGCATCACGATCCCGGTGATCATGATTACTTCTTAGCGGATTTCCGCTTCGGAGCTTTTTTCTTCGCTACGGCTTTCTTTTTGGCGGGAGCCTTCTTCTTTTTCTGACGCGGAACCACTTCAGTAAAATGGTTGTTATTCGCCAGCTTTTCGGCGGCGGCATCATCACTCACCGACCTTGGCAGTCCGTTCAGTTTGAAAGTTTGGCCAAAAACAACCGCTTCCGGGCTTTGTGGCTGTTTGACCACAAGAGGATCGCCGGTATAAACAAATCGCCTACCCATGATATGCGCCTTTCCTGCAAGCAAGCCCTGAAGGCGCCGGGGCGCCAACAGGACTTACAGGGGGAGGATTACGGAATGAGGTAGTACGTTGTCACCGTCAGGTCGCCAGCAGCAAAGGTCGTAGCTGCTACATTGGCTTCCACTTGGATCATCGTCTTACCGCCGCCAGCAGTAAACTGCTTCGGGCCATCCTTGAGAGTGCCGTTGTATTGATACATGATGCTGGCCTCCGGTTTGATGTCAGTGACCGCATCACCCGTCCAGACGCCAAGATTGCCAAGCCCGTCAGGGTCAGCGGCGTCAGACTGATTAGCAGCCCATCCAACATCCATATCCAGAGCTTCAGCGCCGGTATCCATGTCATCGGCGCGCAATACGCCATCAACGACAACAGCCGCATCAGGAACATAGTGCATTTCAAAGATGTCGCCATCTTCCACGTTTGCGGCTACGTCATAGTTTCCCCATTGACAGTGCAGAAGCCCTGCCATGTGATTCTCAGGAATCGGGAAAGTTGAGGCAGCGCGTGTTGCTGTTAAGGTTTCAGCAGCCATTAGTCTAGCCTCCTATTAGTCAGCCACGCCGGCAAAATAACCCGTTACCACGCCATGCTGCTTGAGATCAGCAGTATCGCTGGTTCCGGTGCCGAAACGCAGTTTGTCGATTTTGTGCCACTGTCGGATAGCAAGCCCTTGCTTATCCTTGTAATCGAAATCTTCCTCGATTGATTCAGGACGTTTTGCAAGAGCCATCCCAACAGCCTGAACGCCACAGAGATAGCATGGGGCGACCTGGATGCTGGATGCTCCAACGGCGCCGGTTACGGGAATGTCTTCGATTTCAACAATCGCGACGTTATCCCATATATAGTCAGCTCCGTCAAACAGTGGATTCCCTTTTCCGCGCTGCCGCGCCTCTCTGTTCGCCTGAACAAACGTCGAATTTTCGGTCAGGTCGCGAAGCAACAGCGATCCAACGTAAAGGACGTAGGCGTCAGAACGAGATGATTTCGTTCTGTTTTTGAGAGGGCCGACCTTGGGAGAGGCCGCTTTTGCCAACCGCTTCATCAGCGATATGGCAGCCGGGGTGAGTTTATCGGCGGTGTTGTCGATGTTCGCCAGAGAGGCGGATTGATCGCCAGCCGAATAGTTGGAAGTCGCTGCACCGAAAAGAACGCGATCATTGTTGTCTGTGATCCAGGTGTCTTTTTGCGCTTCAGTTGCGGAAGCGTAAGCAACGCCATTGATGGACCCCAGAGCGGTAATGATCTGATCCCGGACAAGTTCCATTTCCCAACTCATCAACGCCGATTTCGCAGCCTTTCGCAGATCAATTGCCGAGAATTGATTTTGAAGGACCGGAATACGCACGGCGTGTCTGTATTGAGTAATGGTGACTTTTTGGCTTCTGGAAATCAGCTCTTCTTCGTTACCTTCCAGCGTATTGCTGCCGGTGGTAGCGGAGTTCTGAAGAGCATTAACCAGAGCCCAGGTCACGGAATCACCAGGCTCTTTCGTCAATTTCTCCTTGATGTGAATCAATGAATTCTCATTGGTCCCCATAAAAGAGAAAAATTGATTGGCATTCAGCGAGTCCTCAAAAAACTGATCGTCCCATTGTTGGACGGTCAAGCCTGATGCTGCTGATGTGTCAGCCATGATTTACCTCATGATGCAAATATCTCTGCCAGAGGCTTCGGGCCTGAGTACGGTACTCCCGCCTTCAAGTCGCCCGTAGACCTTGATCCTGCCAGAGAATCAGGAATGGCATCGTCAAGATCAGATTCTTTCTTGGCTTTCCCTTCGAGTTCGGCTCGGACACGCTTCTCAATTTCAGCTTCCTTTTCCTTCTCCCAATTGGAGACATAATCAGGATCGGCCATTTTCTCGGCCTTGTCCAGGTCTTCAGCCATTTGCACAATTTCCATAAAAGGTTCTTGCGCTTGTCTGAAGCGATCCACAAATTTAGGATTGATTTTCATTTCGGGCGTCATTCGATCCAACGCCTTTTGAACCTTCTCCTCTCCGAATTCTTCAATCGCCTTCGCTTGTGACGATTTCAGCCTGTCGTTAAAGACTTCCTGTCGGGCTGTCGTAGTGACCAGCTTGATAATTCCTTCCTGGAAGTCGCCTTCACCGTCATAAATCGACGGCAATGAGATTTTCGGAGTCTGTGTATCTGCCGCTGGCGTTCCCTCGGCTTTGAGAGCTTCTAACTCTGACTCAGCCGCTTTCCGCCTGTCCCTCTCCGCGTGAACTACCGCAAGAGGTACTAATTTCTCGTCTTTGTCATCACCTGATGGCGGCGACCCATCGCCTTCGCCCGTTTCGGAGCCTTCTGCCTTGTTCCCGGTATCGTCTGATTCATCCTCTGGCTTTTCCGGGGTTCCGGCTGAATCATCACTCTCGTCGCCTGATTTGGCGCCTTCTGAGCCTTCATCTACCTTTCCCTGTACTTCGCCCTCGTCGTCATCGTCTGATTGGTACTGAGCGTCCGGGGTTCCGAATAGTGATCCCAAAGGTTTGGGGGTAAAGTCAATCTGTTCCTCTGACCCGTCTTCTGTTGCCATTTTAAGCCTTCCCACTTTCTCGATGTGGATTCGATGCGCCCTTGAGGTGGCGACCCTTTTGTTTAACGCCCTTCGGACTCGGCGGCAGTCAATAGGTTGAGCCTATCAAGCTATTTGATTCGATAGTTTAAATTGATAGATTCGTCGGTTCAATAGGAAATTGCTCAAGAATCCTGTTTTCGAGTTGTGTTTGCTGCGCTTCTGAGAGTTTTTTCGCTCCTTCGGCGCTATCTTTCCTGACTTTGGCAATCTCGCCCTCTTTCTTGATGTCGATAAATTCATTTTGAAGGGCTTGCTGCTGTTTGGCAGCTTGCTGCTGTTCAGGAGTAAGCTCATCCTTGGAAAGAATGTCATTCTTGACCTTGGTGCGGATCGGGGCCATTTTGACAATCTTGTCCCAGGGAATCCCGTTCGGATTGGCTTGATACATTGCGACAAGCTGATCAAAGGTTTCTTCCTGGATATTGGTTATATCCGGAACCTCTTCAATGAAGATGTCAATATCCATTTCAGAGACTTTGTTTACAATCGGCTTTTCTCCGTTGGGACCGCGCACAGGATCGTCAAGGCGCGGATGATCGGCAAGTTCAGGAGGAATCTTCCCATTGTTCTGCCGCATAACAATGTCGCGCATGGTTGCCTGACGATTGAGCCCTGTAAATCGGACGCTTGTCTCTTCATCAGTAACCCGAACCCATTTCTCATTCGTCCAGAACTGCTTGATGCGGTGCCAGATCGCCCGATAAACACGGATTTTCCACATTGAATGCACTTCAACGAGCGGTTGAATTTCGAGGTTTCTGCTGGTTTGGAGCTTCCCAAGGGCCTTGCCGGACATATTTGTCTCGTTATCGGCAGCAATGCCGGCCCTGGCCAGAGATTCGATTTGAGTGATGGCGTCTTTGAACATTTCGTGTTCAGCAAGTCCAAGGCTTTCATTTGGGACGAAGCCATAATCCTTACCAAACTCTCCTGGTCCGGGCGGGAACTCTATATGCCCACCAGAGGAATTAGCTTCTTTCTTGAATTTCCTGACATCCTGTATGGNGCCCTGTTTTGCGTAGGTCTGCCGCCTGTTCAGTAGGTCAGTTGATCGGCTATGGCGCTTGTTGATGTCATCCTGGATAGACAGCTTGTTTCTAACAGGGCTGTAGTGTTCTCCGTTCCGGGAGATTTTCGGGCAAGCCAGGATATGAGCGTTTTCAGGGCGACCTTCATCGTCTTTGTAGCCGGAGACCTCTGGCTTAACCACAAAAAGGCTCTTGGTGAAGATCGCGTGATGCCATTTGTGATGCCGGAGGAAGTACATTTCCACAACCATCGCCCGATGTCGGTCGCCGGTGCTGAACCACCTTGGAATATCGTCATAAGTTGAACCGCCACCCTTCGACGTTCCACCACTTCCGGATGGGGTTGTTTGCGCGTCAGCATCTTCCTTCAGTTTTTTTGTTTGCTCTTCAGATAGATCCCATCGTTCCGCGATTTCATCAATATCCATCCAAGCAATCAGGCCGGTATAGGTGCATTCGTCTTTCTTCTGTCGTTCAATTGAGTAGGGATCGAAGAAAAGCCGTCCGAACGGCATTTTTCTGAGAACAATCTTTCTATTCTTGCCCTTGCCTTCAACTTCAACGGCAACGCCGCCAGGGCCTTCAATCAGGAAGTTTTCAAACACTTCGGATGCCAGATTATCAAAGAAATTAGCGTCAAGAACGAATCGAATCGCATCTGTCGCGACCTCCGCATCCTGTTCGGCTGTTTCGCTCAGGGTTCTTGCCATTACAAGGGGATCAGTCCTGCTTCGCAG